GTTGTTGATGTAAAAGGTCCTAAAGATGAACTTGCTTGAGATTGATTTGGAAAATCTCTTAGATTTAAAGTTATTGTTGCATCGCCTGTTTGTGTTAAGAAGTCAGGAATAATTCTTCTAATTTTCATCATATATTCTCCATCTCCCCTAAAGCCTAATCCTTCTCTTTGAGGTTGTTGAGAAATATCATAATCTCCTGATTCAATATTTGCTGCGATAGCAGTTCCCGATCCTGCTTTAATTTGATTTACCCCTGTTTCATGTTCAAAGTAAGTTGTTACTCCATCTGTATTACCTACAGTTGAATCACTCGTTGCACTTGAATCATATTCAGTTCCATGAGGTTTTCCAAAGATATGAGAATCAGACCATGAAGAACGTGCAAGAGAACTTGTTGTCCATACAGGTCTTTGAGAAGTTGAATCCATATAATTATAAGTCACCGATCGATTGTTTGAAGTTGAACCACTACCAGGATAAAACCAAGTCACTTCACCAAATAGGTTATTTAATCCTGCAAAAATGTGATTTCTTGGAACAGTATTAATATCATCATAAACATAATCTTCCACTAAACATTGTAATGATTCTAATTTACCAGTATATCTAAAGAAACCATTTTCAGACATCCAATAGGCAGATCCATCCACTTCGACCGCTGCATTTTTACCAATTAAACCACAACCTGTTCCTACTTGTTGGAATGAGAAAGTAAAAGGAGCTCCTACAAATTTCATAACAAATAAAGCATGATCGGTCCAAACATAAATAGCATCACGACCTCTAACCGCTCCCATGATCCGTGTTCCGTCGGCCAGTCTTTGTGTGCCTGAGGTATTGGTTGCTGTAGGTGTCCATGAGGTTAATGATTCTTGATCCGACCATCTAATATACATATCATCTTGTGTAGATGCGGTTCCAATCGTTGTTTCTGTTCCAAAACAAATTAAGTGTCGATCAGGTGTTGAAACTAATGTTTGTCTTGTAGCTGTTGGACATCCTGATATAACGGTTGCTCTTGTAGATGTAGCTCCCGTTGCATCGGAATCCCATTCAAAGGTTGAACCATCCACAATGGTTGCAATCAGTTTATTTCCAAAATTATCAAGGTGCCATAATCCTGGAGCGGTAATAATATCCCCTGTTTGAGAGGCACCCCATTTCGTATAATCAGATGCATCATAAACCGTAGCCCCATCGGAGTGAGAAGCTGCCGTCGTATTATCAGATCCTCTTGTTAATCCTGATATAGTATTCGTTCCTGTAGTATTACTTGTATAAGCAATACGTTCATTATCAATTAAGAGAGTTCCTGAAGAAGGCATTGAAGCTGAATTATCTAAAACAATACTCGTTGACGAACTCGTTAAAGCTCCATTTAAAGTATCAGTAATTTCTCCAGCAACTGTACCTCCCCAAAGTCCTAATCCCCAACCTGCTGAAGATTCTTCAAGGGCTGGTCCTATAGAATAGTAATGTTTAATTCTTACACCCCCAGATGTGGATGCACCAGATCCACTTTCTGCTGATCCCATTGTGATTGTAATCGTCGTTGTCGTAGGGACGGAAGTAACCATAAAATTGGTATCATCAAAATCATCAGAATCGTAATTAGAATTGGTAGCAGCACTAAAATTATCACAAAGAATAATATCTCCTTTAGTAATATTATGAGCACTTGCAAACGTGATTGTAACAGTTGTTGAACTTTGTGTTGTTGTAAAAGCACTAGTTAATGTTGTTGTACTTTTAAGAGGGGTTATATCATAGAAAGCACCCCCAGAATAGACATATAAAAATCTGTTTGTTCCTAAAGCAGCATATTTAATACCACTTGCATTAACGAAATGGTGTAAGGCTGTGTTTCTTCCTGTAAGAGTATTGTCTCCAAGTTGTGCCCAACCCCCTATTTTTTCAGGAGTTCCGTATCTAAAACGAACATAGTCTCCTTTAACCCACTGGCCTTCTCCGCCAGTCGCTGTGACTTGTTTATTAAAACCAGGTAAAAATCCTATTTTTTGTAGCATATAACCCTTTATATTACTAAAAGGCCCAGCTTACAAATGAATATCTGACGCCTTTCTTCGTCTCCTTAACCTCATGCGGATACATGAAATTTGAAGGAAATAAAAGTATATCTCCTGTTTTTAACTCAATCTTTCGTCCTCTGCAATAGAATTCTGATCCCTCATAATCTTCGTTTAGATTAGCAACAACAGATATAATAGGAACTCCTTTCATTTTTCCATCAAAAATACTATGAATATGATCATAGTGTTCTCTCATCATAGTCCCAATAGGATACTTATTAAATCGAATAGGGCTAAATTTAGTTAGCCAAGGTCCCTGTGTTTTTTCACCAGGAGTAGAATATTTATTTTGATAGGCTTCTAAAGCTTTAACCAAGTGAGGAGTTATTTTATTCTGTTGTTCTTGTGTACAGGACATAACAAACAATTCTTTTGTAGGCATTGATTCAAAAGTTCCTTCTGCATAATTATTCCAAGTATGAGGTTTCCATTCTTTTGTGTTACATTCATCAATCAACTTTTCACATAACTTTTTCGGTATGGAATTTATCACCATAATATAATCATTAACTTTTTCCATAAAGCTCCCTGATATTTAAATGGGTTAAACTATCTCTGCTTCCTAATTCATCGATGCAAAAAGTATTAAAGGACATACTATAGCGTGTCTCATTGCCTTTATTAAAAGGCACGGAATGTCTTAAGCTGCTAGGAAATAATACCAATTCTCCATCCACCATCGGCAGGAGAAAAGTTTCTGCATTTAATATATTATATTTTTCAGGACTGAGTTTAACACCATCCTGTATAGATTTATTAAATTGAATGGGGGGTAGTGTTTTAGTTTGTCTAAAATAAAAGACACCGCTGATAATACTATTAGGGTGTACATGTTCATGATGCTTGCTATTGGGTGGATTGCGATTAGCCCAGCATTGAGTTACTACGAGTCTTTGTTTAGTATGGTATATATTTTGTGTAAATTTATTTATGCTTTCATTAATGAAGTCTTTAATTTTGGATAGCTCTTTATGCTTCAATAAATAGGTATCATCGGATTTAAAATTACCGTTTTCTTTTTGTTCGATGTATCTTAATTTTTCAATGAATTTAAATTCTTCTTCAATGGAATGTTCATACTTAGTAATAAGTATAGGGCTTGGGAAAATTTGTAGTAGTTCGTCTTTCTCTTTCATATAGGATTTATACTATATTTAAATACTAAAGTCCACCATGAGAATCTGATGCAGCTCCTGCACTATATCTAGCACTAGAAAGATCACCAAAATCAGCAGCATCTCCTGTTGAAGCTATTGTAATGTAATCAATTACATTAATTGAAGGGTCATTTCCTCCTATAAATACACCTCGAGTTTTATTGTCAGAAGCAGGAAGTAAAGCTTTTGCTGCTGATAAATCACCAAAATCTGAAGCATCTCCTGTGGATGCAATCGTTACATAATCGATAACATCTGAATTACTAGGTGCTTGACCACCGCCCCAAACTCCACGAACTGTACTTGAACACGAAGATCCATCTCTTCTTGCAGTAGTTGCATCTCCAAAATCTGTTGCATTACCTGTTGATGCTATGGTGATATAATCTATTTCATTTTTATTTGTTACTGGCCCTACTGTTCCTCCGATACCAAATAATCCACGCGTTGAAGAACGACATCCTGAAGGAGCAAATCTTGCAACACTTAAATTTCCAAAATCGGTCATGTTTCCTACAGTAGCCATCGTTATATATTCAATAACATCAACAACTCCTGATATATAACCACCTCCACGAATACCACGAGTGGAGCTTGAAAGCCCTGCCATTTGTCCTGTGCCAGCACTTAAGTTTCCAAAATCTGAAAAATTTCCTTTTGCTGCAAATTCAATGCAATCAATAACATCACTATTACCAGGAGCATATCCTCCCATATTAATAGCTCGAGTAGCTGAAGAACAACCCGCTGATTTTTTTCGCGATGCTGTAATATCACCAAAATCCGCAGTATTTCCTAAAGAAGCAATATCAAAAAAATCAACTAAATTAATAAGACCAGGAGCAGCTCCTCCCATAACTAAAGTTCTTCCAGCTCCTGCAGGAAATGGTCTCGGCAAAAATGCTTCAAGACCTCCGTGTCCGTTTGAAAGACTTGCTGTTTGACCTCTTGCTGCAGTTAAATCACCAAAGTCTGTTGCATTTCCAGAAGTTTCAATCGTAGCGTATTGTATGACATTGTCATAAGATCCTGAATCTCCTCCTCCAAAAACTGCTCGTGTTGTAGAACTTACTCCTGAAGTAGATCCTCTACCAGCTAATAAATTTCCAAAGTCAGCTGCATCATTTTTCATTGCTATTGTAAAATGATCCATAACATCTGTTTTATCTGATGGAGTAGCTCCTCCTGCATACACAGCTTTTTTAGAACTTGAACAGCCACCACCTCCTTGTCTGGCTACTGTTAAATTACCAAAATCAACTGCATTTCCTAAAGTACTATACTCAACAAACTCTATAACATTTACTGATCCAGGAGTTCCTCCTCCTGCAGAAATTGCTCTCGTTGGAGAACCACTTCCAGCGTTAGCTGTTTGCGATGCTGTGGCATCTCCGAAATCTATAGCATTACCAACAGAAGCAATGGTAATGTAATCAATTACATTAGAACCTCCTGTTATAAAAAGTCCTCTAGTACTATTAGAAGCACCAGCACCCTCTGCTCTCGTTGTAGATAAATCTCCAAAATCAGCTGCGTTTCCAGTTGAATTAATTTCAACACATTCAATTACATTAGACGAAGGATATGATGTGGCAAAAGCTCCTCTTGTAAAATTAGCTAAACCAGCACCTAAACGAGATGCAGCGGTTAAATCTCCAAAATCAGTAGCATCACCCGTTGTTGGAATAGTAATGTAATCTATTGTATTTACAGTACCTGGAGTGTGTCCTCCTGCAAAAATTCCTCTAACTCCTGCAGCAGGCCATGTACCTTCAGTTTTTATATTGGATGTAATATCAGAAAGTCGCCAAAGTCCACTGGCTGAGTCTCGTCTAGGATAACTAGTAGCCATAGCTTAGTCTCCTAATCTGCCAAAGCTTCGTACGATATAACGCAATCTATAGTGTCAGCGGCTGAAGCGCCTCCACGAATTAAATCTGTTTCTTCAAGATAAAATGAATTAGTTTTGTCGATAACATCAACAACTGAATTAGCGGGAACGGTAACTTCATTTGCTATTTTTTTATGAGTGCCACCTTTTTCAATATCTATTGTAACTGTCGCATCATTATCAGTGATATTAGTGCATCTTAAAACATTAATCTTGTATACGTGCTCAGCTTCTCCAGTAGCTAGAGTTGTAGTTA